GGCCAGAAAGGTACTTCGAACCCGCTCTCAAGTGGGACCTCGGCAATGAGGCCCCGCGTGGGATGGTTGAAGCACTTACTCCACGATAACATCGCGGAGAGCTCTTCTAAACAGCTGTAATACAACTGTTGCCGAGCTCTGTGCCATCTAGGAAGGACGGCGTCATCGCCGACTCCCTTCAGCTTGGCCTCGGACGGTTTCAACCCTCTGTATCGCCTACGCCGCTCTTTAGTGGTATAGGGATACACCTTGAGTGTCTGCTCTGCGGAACACAGAGAGACTAACATCAAGGGGGGAAAAGATGTGGGATCTCCCATCATCTGCCCCGTGGAGGTAATCGTCCCAGGAAGGCCGTTGAGCATGGATAACCAATCCGACCACATCTCTAAGATGTGGTCGGCGTGGCCCAGCCCATTCCGGCCTCTTCTCAACCTAGAGGGCCTTAAAAGGTCATCATCTAGGAGAGGAGCTCTCGAGTACTCTTCCAACAAGGCCGACGGTAACAAATCGTCGGGCTTGGAGGAGAGGATTTTCTTCGGACCAAAAAGCTTTGGAAACCAACGCTTGTAAGGAAGAAGGCAGGAGTAGCGTTCCGCTAACTCCTCGTAAAATCCTCTGGTGAGCCACTCCGGGTGCAAGTCGGTGGCGGCAGTACAGTCCTGGGATTCCCAGGGACCGTCCTCCCCCCGCATGTCAACCCGTAGGTCTCCACCAAGAGCCTCTGAGAACCGCGGGTCCCTGATCATAACATGATCAGCGACTCGCCGAAGGATTTGTTGAACAAGGTTCACTGCAGTAAGACTGCAGGTTGGAAACCTTGTCTTCAAACCCTTCTCCTCCGCGACTATCGGAAGGATGGGGACATACACTATGGATTCCATAATGTATTCCACCCCAATCCTCAGGTAGTCTTGGAGGTAAGCGCCGCATCCTGGGAGTTTCCTTTCTAGGTCATCCCAGGGTCCCCTGAAGAGGTTCTCCGCGCCGTCCCCACCCCCCTTCATTGATGAGGGGTGGAGGGCGTCGCTGAGCAACTCCAGGTAGGAGCCGTCGTTGTCGTCACTTAGTGACGGCATAAGGACGGCAGCGCGCTTCTTCTTAAGGGCATAGCCGAGCAGCACAATGTGCTGAACTCCAGCCGTGTGCCCACCTCTGCTCCTAGGGTAACCTAGCGCAGCATTGGCGGAGGGCATGGTGTAAAGTTCCTTGGGACCCAATTTGGGACCCCAACGCTCGACATACTCCTTAAGGAAAGGCCTCCAATAGCTCGGCTCAGGTTTGGGCTCTGATGTCAAACGTGACATCAGTG